GTATCGTTTGATGAACGATGATTCTATAGAGGCTGTTATAGCTGACCCGACTGGTATTAAAAGAGCAATGTAGGGAGTAAACAATGCCGTTTCAAAAAGTAGAATATAAATTTCCTGACGAGGATACAAATGATAACAAAAATGAAAACGATACTATTGAAGTTGAAAAATCTAGTGCTGTCGAAATTGACATTTCTGGAAAAGCCTCTGCCACTGACGGAGACTCCAAAGAAGAAAAAGGGCAGACCGAAAATAAAAAAGAAACAAAAGAAGACAACTACGAAATAGAAGTTGTTAATGATGTTCCTAAAGCAGATAGAGGTCGTAAACCATCTGAACCTCCTGCTGATATTACAGAAGAAGAGCTAGGAGAATATTCTGATAAAGTTCGTAACAGAATAAAACATTTTAGTAAGGGTTATCATGACGAGCGTAGAGCTAAAGAAGCAGCATTTCGTGAGAAACAAGAGCTTGAAAGTTTAGCAAAAAGGCTTGTAGATGAGAACAAGAAACTAAAAGAAACTCAAAACAAAAATCAGACAGCTATGCTAGAAGCTGCTAAGAAAGCAGCAGAAAAAGACCTAGAAGATGCTAAAAAGGCATATAAAATAGCTTATGATGCTGGTGATTCAGAGGCTGTAGTTACAGCTCAAGAAAGTTTAACAACTGCTAAAATTAAGTCTGATAAGCTAAATAATTTTAAAATACCCGCTTTACAAGAAGAAAATAGTGAGGTACAAAATAAAGAGGGGAACACCCCACCCCCAGTCGTTGACCAAAAGGCATCGAGTTGGCATGAAAAAAACCAATGGTATGGCGTTGATGACGAGATGACAAGTTACGCTTTGGGGTTGCACAGCAAACTTGTCAAACAACATGGCAACGACTACGCCAAAACCGATGAGTACTATTCGACCATAGATGCTCGTATGCGAAAATTGTTCCCAGAGAATTTTGAGGACAGTGAAACAGAAGTAGAGACCGAGACTGAAAAGCCGAAGCTAAACAATGTGGTTGCACCCGCTACACGGAGCACAGCACCTAAAAAGGTCAGATTAACGCAAACACAAGTAAATCTAGCTAATCGACTTGGAGTCCCACTTGAATTATACGCCAAGAAGGTTGCAGAAGAAATGAGGAAAAAATAATGGCTGAGAATAGAATAAATCGTGAACAAACTGTACGTGAAACTACTACTCGAAAACAGGCTTGGACAAGACCAGAAACATTGCCCTCGCCAAAAGCAGAAGAAGGGTATACGTATCGTTGGATACGAACAAGCACTCAAGGTCAAGTAGATGCTACTAATGTTTCCTCAAAATTACGTGAGGGTTGGGAACCTGTAAAAGCATCCGATCATCCAGAAATCACTTTAGTTACTATTGAGAATGAAAAGTTTAAAGATAATATTGTGATAGGAGGATTAATGCTATGTAAGGCTCCGATTGAACTCAAGAATGAAAGAACTGCGTATTTTAAATCGCAGACTGACAATCAGATGAGATCAGTGGATAACAACCTCATGCGAGAGAACGATCCTCGTATGCCTCTCTTTAATGATAGGAAAACGAAGGTCACTTTTGGAAAAGGTAATTAATTTTTAACAGGAGACCAAAGCTATGGCTTATCCAACTATTGATGCCCCTTATGGGCTAGTACCCGTTGGTTTAATTGGTGGTCGTCCTTACACAGGTGCTACTCGACAAATGAAGATAGCCAGCAACTATGGCACAGCTATCGGAAAAGGCGACTTAGTCAAACGTGTAAATGACGGAACTATTGAAAGAGACGGAAGTACAACCGCCTTCCCAGCTACTGGAACACTAGGCGTTTTTATGGGTTGTAGTTATACAGACCCAAATACAAGTCAATTAACATTTAGAAACCAATATCCTGGCAGCATTGTTGCTAGTGATATTAGTGCATTTGTTGTTGACGATCCTGACGTTATATTGAAAGCGGCAGTCTGTTCTTCAGGAACAACAATGGCAACAGTGGCAAGAACTGTTATTGGTAACAAGGCTTCAATCATTAGTAATACATTAAATACTACTAATGGAAGAGGTAAGTTAGCTATTAACAGTGGTTCAGTTGCTACGACTTCGACACTACCATTTCAGATTATTGATGTGGTTGACAGCACAGCAACGGGAGCAGATGCTTTCCAAGAAGTGCTTGTTATCTACAGCACACATACTGACAATGGCAGTAATGTGTTCATCGGTGGACACGCTTATCGTAACCCTGTTGGACTGTAGGAGGAATAGACAATGGCAATTTCAAGAGCACAACTCCTTAAAGAGCTACTTCCTGGTCTTAACGCATTATTCGGTTTAGAGTATGCAAAATACGGGGAAGAACATGCAGAGATCTTTGAATCAGAGACTTCTGACCGTTCTTTTGAGGAAGAAACTAAACTATCAGGCTTCTCTGCAGCACCAGTCAAAGACGAAGGTTCTGCCATCGAGTATGACACTGCACAAGAAGCATTCACCGCTCGCTACACACACGAAACAGTGGCGATGGGCTTTTCAATAACAGAAGAGGCTATCGAAGATAACTTGTATGACTCTTTGTCAGCACGTTATACAAAAGCACTAGCTCGTGCAATGGCGTACACCAAGCAGGTAAAAGCAGCAACTATATTAAATAATGCTTTTGACTCAGGTACTACTTATGGAGACGGAGTAGAGCTTTGTTCTACTGCACACCCATTAGTAAGTGGTGGAACTAACTCTAACGAACCAGCTACGGCTGCTGATCTTAACGAAACTTCTTTAGAAGCTGCTGTTATTCAGATCGCAGGATGGACAGATGAAAGAGGACTCCTAATTGCAGCGAAACCTCGAAAACTGATTATTCCACCGAATTTACAGTTTGTGGCAACAAGATTGTTAGAGACAGAGGGCAGAGTAGGATCAGCGGATAACGACCTAAACGCATTAAAGAATAATGGGTCTATCCCAGAGGGCTATGCTATCAATCACTATTTGACTGATACAGATGCTTTCTTCCTATTAACTGACGTTCCTAATGGCTTAAAGCACTTTACACGTAGCCCAATGGCAACATCTATGGATGCTGACTTTGATACAGGTAATAGTCGTTATAA